CTTACTCCTCGGACGTTCGAGGGTTTGACCACTGCTGGAACGCCGACATGTTCCGCTCGGAGGCTGAGGTGCGGATCGCGCTATGCGCGAACCCCTCCCCTTCATGGGCAGGGCTTGTCAGGAAGTTCTATCGCATGCTGTCCCTGAAGACCTTGGTTTTCTCGAACGGCGTCGTCTTGCACCAGTTGGATGCGAGGATTCTGCCTAGTGGCACTTATGTCACTGGCCCCTCTAATTCCCACCAGCGTGTGAGGGCAGCTTTCGCGGTAGGTGCTGAGCGCGCCGCCGTCATGGGCGACGATTGCATCGAGTCGCGAGTCTCAAACGCTCAGTTGCTTTACCAAGCGCTGGGCCTGGAACTTAAGGAGTACCTCCCTTGGGAGGAGCACCCGGAGTTCTGTTCCTTCATGTGGCTGGCAGACAGACACTACCCGGTTAATACGGGAAAGCAGGTGTTTGCCTACCTGGGAGGAGAGATAAGTACAGAGCGCACTAGCGCTCTTCTCGACCTGCATGAGCATTCGCCGGACAGGGAGCTTGTTTACCAAGCGGTCCAGCGAGTCATTCTTGCCGAGGTCCTGCGCCTCGTGGAAGGGGAGGCGTAAGCGTCTGAAGTAATCTTCTGTATAATTAGTTTCAAACATTTTCTTTAAGTATTTCTCTAGGATTTCTGTATCTATCCGGTGTGCATTCACTTGTTGCAATGGTCTTTTCTGGAGGTCGCGGGTTCGAGAACCTTCGCGGCGGTTCGAACTACCGCCGGAGGAAGCGTGCTGCAAAGCAGAAGCGCAGGCGCAAGGGTAAGGGCAAGAATGGTCGTAAGACCACTGCCTACCCGCTGCGCGCGCCCATGCGCGGCATGGCTGCCGACACCCGTGTCAACCAGTCGGACCTGGAGCTGTTGTGCAGCCTCACTGACCCATTCTGTGCTAGTGCTTATGGAGGGCGAATCTGTGACTCGAACAATTCGGGGTCCATCGCCCACACTGAGCACCAGACACTGAGTGTCAAGGGCACCGACAGCACCACGGGTGCCGACGACGGCCTTTTGGCTGTCAAGGTGTTTCCCACCTTTGAGGGTTGCTTCAAGTGGGCTGACCGGAATTCCGGTTCGTGGACTGACAACATTCCGGACGGCTACGACAGCTCTGATGTGCAGGACTACGATGTCTTCAAAACAGTGGCAATCGAGTCCCGCACGGCTTCGGCAGGCATCATCATCACGGTGAGCGCCGCCGCATCCGCGTCTGGTTGGATTACCGTAACGGCCTATCCGACCAGGTCGCTCTACGATGCAGCTGAGAGCGCCGAGATCTTCAACTACTCGCCGAATCAGACCGTGTATTCGGTGCAGTCGCTGTTGTCCCGGGGAGACTCGTTGTACTTGCCGTTCCTTGTAGATGACCAGGATAAGCGCCTCGTGTATGCTTCGACTAGCGCAAGCGAAGACAGTCAGCATCACGACGCAGGCTACAACTCGTACTTCATTGCGGGTGTTGGCCTGGGTGCTTCTGTGGTGGTCAAGATTGACCTCATTGAGCACCTTGAGTGCAAACTCACGCTCGCCAATTCTGGTTTCTTCACGCCTTCGGCTGAGCCGAACAATCAGCGTGTGCTTGATGCCTCGCAAGAGCTGCAAAGCCGTGCGTCCGACCTTGTCGGATACAAGGCCGAGGATCGCTCAGGCATCGCAGCGCTGGTTACTGACATCGGCAAGCAGCTGTTGTCCGGCTTGGCTCGGAGCGGCTTCGAGGCTCTGTCGAGCATGGTGTTGGTATAGATCGCGGCCATTAGGGCCGTTCATACACTTCAAACACAGAAAACATAAAATCAAATAAACATAGAAAAC